ATGTCGCACCACTTCTCCACGTTTTTGGTTGAGAACGGAAGTTTTTGTTGTTCCCATCGCATCTCTGCCAATTCAAAGATTTTGTCTTTGGGTCTCCTCAAACTGTCGATCTTTTCGAGCAGATCTTTGCGGGCTGCGGCATCCTTTGCGTTCCCGTGGCACTCCCATCGCCCCTCGTCGTAATGCTGTTCAACCATCAAGGTCGTCTTAGCAATACGCTTGGCTGATGCGATGAACATGCGGTCGCTATTTTTGCCCATGGCAGTCATTTCGACAACGACGTCAGGGATGCTGCCCAAGGAGTTATGACCACCACCAGACGCTGCCACGCTTTGTCCTGTCGTGCGTGAAACGTGGTGCAGAACAATCGTGGTTGCCCCTGTATTAGCCATTGCCTTGCTGAGGTCGCGCATGGGCTTAGCGAACTTCTGGGTACGTTCGTCTACCTCACCCATGAAATTGCTTAGGAGCGTGTTGTAGGCGTCGAAGACAAACAGGGCCTGCTTACCTTCTGCCTGGGCGTCCAGGGCCAACTGGCGGTATTGGGCGATGTCCTGAGGGCTTAAGGATGCGCCGGTTTCCTGCGGGTAGAGAACGACCTCGGGGATTGGTTCCCATTTTGTCCCTTCCGGTCCTTCCCAAATGACGGTTCCTAAGCCATAATTCAGGAGTGGCTCTTGCCACGCGTCGCGGGACATATCAGGTCCAATCAAATAAAGCTGCCAGTTCTTAGATGTAAGTACATCTAAGTCCAGGAATTGTCCTGTTTGTTGCTCAGAGAGCAACGCCCTAAACAGACCCAAACAAAACGTCGATTTACCGATCCCTTGTTCTGCGTTCATCAAATGCAGACGACCTTTATTGACGTAACCAGGCAAAACAGAAACAGTTGGAGGCGTTAGGACAGGTTGTCCTGCTTTGACCACCTGAGAATCCTTTTCGGGCCTGTTGTTTTCGACCTGTGCTTCATTCAGGTAGGTGGTTATATCTGGTTGTTTGACTTGGAATTCGAGGTGTAAATTTGCGGCTGCGGCGCGCATCCTTACGTCCCACTCGTCCTCCGGGAAGTTCTTTACTAACCAGCGGGCGAACTCCTTTAGTTCCTTGATCGCCGCATCCATCGGCGGTTGGAACTCCTTGTTTACCTCTTCCCTGATCCTGTTCAGTTCTTCTGTTTGATCGTATGGTTTCATTTGTGTAGAATTGCGGTGTAGATCGTGGTTGATTTGAAGCAATGCCTCCTGGTCGCTTGGAACGATCAGGGGCATTTTTTTTGTCCCATTCATCCAGGGCCTGATCACTCCTCTGCTTTTGTACAGCGGTGTAAAACCCTGACTCTGCTAACTCCTCGTCAAAAGGTGCTAGCGGTGCCAAAGAAGCCCATTGGAGCAACAGGTAGGCCCGTTCCTCCTTATCGATGCGTGGGTCCATCAGCCTAAGCCTCGCGGCCTTGTCAGCCTTTGGATTGAAAAAGAACGTTCGTGTCCTTCGCGTCCAATTCGGCCCATACCTCTGACAATGGTTCGTCGATCAAATCCAAAATGGCTCGACTGACCTGCCCTTCGTAGTGCTTCTGGGCGACCTCCTCCAACATCCGTGCCTGTACAACCGTTAGGCAGACCTGGCGAACCGTGTCCTTCCTCAAACTGTTGTCGCCTTTCTTCCGCGTTCCCATTCCATTTTTGTTTTGGTAATAGGATTATAAAGCAGTTCATTTTGGATTGATTACCCTAACGTTATCGTGCATTTCTTGAATATATTTTTGGTAATATCCTCTACCTAATGGCGTTAACCCTTCGGTAATTCCTGTCTTGATCGCAGCCCTTGCTGCTTCCTTTGCGTTCGTTTGGATCTCTGTCCAACGTTCAACAGTAATCCTTCCATCCACCTGTCCGCTCATGATCCCCTCCTTGCCTTACGGGCTGATACATCAACGCGACGTAGATCCCTCACAACTGGCAACGTTGCGCCCTGGTCCCTCCTTTGCTGCCGGGCTCGTTCCTTAGAAAATGCTTCGTCAAACTTCTCCTCCCCGATCGAATTCATTAATTCGATAAGATCCAATAGCAAATTTCGATCCTCATCCGTCTTGCCAATTTTTTTACTTAAATGGCCTTTTGAATAGGAAATGATTCGGACAATCCCTTTCCTGTTTTGCTCTTGATCTGTAATCCGCAATAAGTCACCAAGCGTGATCTCATCGGCCAGCCTTATGGCTGATTCGTCGATTGAAAATGATGCCATTGTTCCTTGTAATAGGTTTGTTCGGTTGATTGGAACGGTCGCTAACCGTTCGAGGACGTTGCCTACCGTTGTTGGATCGTTCGCGTAACGTGAACTACGTGCGCAAATGAAACGCGCCTAGCGGTTGCTGGCGCGTGGTAGGTGGGTTCGTAGAATTAGCAGGATTCAACTTCGACCTTTAATCCGTTGCTTACCGCATCGTTGATCAGTTCAACCAGTTCATCCTCGTTAAGAGCCTGTTGTTGCCATATCATCTCTCCTGTCGCGTCAACGCAACTGAGCCACCATTGGGTTGGTTTTGGCTGAATCGCCAACGGCAATCTTGGATACGGATCATCTGTTGTACAAAAAATGATTGAATCTTGCATGGTTAATAAAACAATTAGAACGTGTAGTTGTTAACGAAATCAGCACCAGCGGGCTTTCGCCCGATAGCCCATTGCTATTGATTCGTTATGGTTCGTTAGCTTATAAGTCGGGACTTGCATCGCGTTCAGATAACGCATCGCGTTATGGATGTCCCGCGTACCGCATTGAACCTCTCCCAATACTTCCCCAACCCGGCGATCGCTAATTAGCTGTTTCGCCTGCGCCGGAAACTCATTACCTATGCAACAAACTGTGATTGCTGCGATTGCGACGATCTGTTTTGTGAATTTCATTTGTAAGAATTGATAATTTAGAAAAAAGTAGAAAAACTAGGAAATTAAATTCTCTAGTTTTCCTAGGTGTGTATAAAGATCGGTAAGGAGTGAATCAATACGATCGTTATCCACGTCATTAGCAGGATGTAATTCTGTACCCTCCAATGAATCGATCAGTTGTAGCAGATCTTCGCGATCGAAGGTTAACTTTGTTGTGTGGGTCATTTGGTTAATACCTTTGGATTAATACGTTTGGATGAATCAGGCGGCGAGATGTGCCTTTTTTGATGCGACGTGAAACTTGATTTTGCTAACGATGTAACGTCCACGCTCGTCGAATGAATCGCCGTGATCGGCTAGTTCGTTCATCCAACGGTTAATCTGTTGCTGGTTGTAATAAACGGCGGCGGCTGAAGATTGAAACATTTGGGGTAAACTCGTAGTACGTCGGTTTCTTCCGACATATATATAATATCATTAAATCGATGCCTGCCCGCGCCCAGGGTTCACAACCCCATCCGAACCCCCAACGTCCACCATGGACGAGATCCAAGCCATGGACACAAATCCTTGCCGATGCCAACATCCCCGATTCCCCTGGACGTACACAGGCCATAAATGAAGCCATACAATTCACCGAACTTAAGAAATCATGGCGGAAAAAAAAGAGGGGTAAATAACCCCTCCAATTAGATAAATATCTCGCCCTCTAAAATCTCCCTTAACTTCGGTTTAACTCTTACAATCCCCTGCGGCGCTGTAAAGCTATAACCCTCACGTAACTCTCCTAACGTTAGTGGTTCAAACTCCACAAACTCCCTGATTAAAATCCCATACGTCAATGGCCGCCCTCTAAAATACTCAAAATAAGGTTCCTTCTCAATTCCTAATACCTTCTCATAATCGAACCAAAACCGATCTGGATCGCTAACCAGCGTATCTCCTGCCTCAAATGCTGCCCTGATGGAACCAGTCGGTAACGTTTCGTAGATCGCTACCCATTCCCCTGGTTCTATTCCAGGGTCATATTTCCTCAATTCAATCTGTTTAACTCCACTACGCATCTCATCCACGTAGCACGTATGGATGGACATACAGTGCATCCTTGATTCCTCCTCCGCCATTACGCAACCTCTGCTAACGGCTTAATTCGACCTGCTGTCGATCCATGCCCATTGATCACGATACCGGCAGATTGCCCGTCGCATAACCCACAGGTAACGCAATCAGTCTTACGACCCATCTCTTCCGAACTCGGACAATGGATCGCTCCCTTGGGCTTTGGGTCGTTCTTAGTCTTAACCAGATACGGCATCCATCCATGCGCAATCGCCTCCGTATAATCTGCAAACGAATCGCAACTCGCCTGCAATATCCCTTTCGCCCATTGCGCGAATCCTGCCCGCCATTGGTGCGTATATCCCGTATGACCTGCTGCGTGTTCTAACGCTGCATGCCAGATGTAACTAGGAACCATCGCTGGATCGCCTGCTGATCCAATCCGCAGCATCCGATCAGCAAACAGATCCCAACTCGGTATTAATCCATAACTGCCACGCCGATACGCTCTCCATACCGCTGTCGGGGCTGTGACCCAGTTGACGTAACAACTTCCATCGATACGATGAATACAATCCCCGCAATTGGAATAACCTTCTGAACCTTTAAATGCCTCAACAGGATGTACGTCTTGACGTAAAATCCACGTTTGAATCATCGCTCCTGTCTTATTGTTTGCTGATGTAGTAGCAAACCCGGTCGCGATAAGAACCAAAGGCTTATTGTCGAGGGGGCTAAGCCCCTCCCACAGAATGTAGCTGTTAGGTTTGGTCATTTGATAATGTTTAATGGAGAAATTCGTTAAGGCCGATCTTGTGCCATTGGTCCTTGTTAACGCTTAACAAACCCGGATCAATACCAAGAAATTCGTACCCAATTCGATTGCAAAAATCTAGGAACGATTTAAACTCTTCCTTAAACTCTTCGACCGTCTCGCATTTGGTAACGGTGCAATCGCCTTCGCAATAGCTTACGAACGTTAAACGCTGTGCTGACGCCCAATTCCCATACCATGACGCATCCTCTGACGTGTCAAGTTGTGCATAATCGGATGGGAGCCGATTGTCGAAAATGTAGCGTGTGTCAGCAGAACTGCTGATTTCTTCTTTAGTAATAGTCATTTCAACCAAGCGGGAAGTTTGTATTCGATAATTGAGAATGTTTCCTGCGAAACTAATCTCATGTTCGCCCAAATACCTGTCGCGTGATCTATGTCCCGCGCAAATAACGTCTGAATACGTCCTTTGTTAATGACGTGATCGAAGTAATGAACCTTGTACTCTTTAAGTCCTAAACTCATCGTGTTACCTCTAAATTAAATACGTTGACCATCTTTGGATCGTTGACGCCTGTAACCACGTCCCAATCCAATACCGCTAAACGGTTTGATGGATCCTTGCCTACGAATCGAACGATAACTCCACGCGCCTGTGGATACCATCCTGTATAAGCTCCGATGCATTGAAGGAAATTTCTTGTGTATCGGACGCGATCCCCGATCTTTAAAATTCGTTTGCCCATAAGTCTGATAAATGCGATTGAACGTCGTTTTAGCGACAAATTACTTATAAGACGAAACCATCGATTGCATACGTCCACCCCGGACATCAGTCCATTGATATTATTGATATATCGTTTAAACTGTTATAATATTGTTCAATACAGCTAACCTTGTATGCCCAACTCCAGCCTAAAAACTACCGATCTAATACCCGATAAGAGAAATGCTCGTAAACGTACCGCACAATCCTCACACCTAATCAAGGAATCTCTCAAACGTTACGGCACCGCTCGTTCTGTCGTCATCGACGAGAACAACATGTTAATAGCTGGTCACGGCACCGTTGAAGCTGCCAAGGCCCTGGGCATTGACAAGGTAAAAGTGATCGATGCCAAGGGCGATGAACTCATCGCTGTTCGTCGCTCCGGCTGGACCGATTCCGAAAAGGTAGGTGCCAACCTAGCCGATAACCGCTCCTCAGACTTATCTGAATGGGATGCGGAAATGCTAAATGACCTCGCCGCAGATCATGACATAAACCCTTGGTTTTCAGAAGATGACATCCTCGAACTCCTCGGAGAAACACCAGACTCAGACGATCTAGCAGATGATCAGTCTGATCAGTTAGAGGATAATTTCCAAATCCTAATATCATTTGATTCAGAATTAGAGCAGTCCGCTGCGCTAGAAACTCTCATTAAACAAGGATTCTCATGCCGCGCCTTAAATTCCTAAGGGAATCATCCATCGAACGTTCCCCACGGGTTATTCAGCTCGAAGGGCTTTTTGAACTTCCTCCCAGCCCCACAACTACCCTCCAATGGGATGTCAACATCCCTATCGATACCTTCGATTGGAATATTGGCGTCATCGTCGGTCCTTCCGGTTGCGGTAAATCCACCCTCGCTCAAGAGCTATTTCCCGACGCTCTTTCCTCCTCCTACCACTGGGACAAAAATAGATCCATCGTTGATAACTTCCCCAATAACCTCTCGATTAAAGAGATAACCTCTCTATTATCTTCCGTCGGGTTCTGCTCTCCTCCCTCCTGGTTACGGCCTTTCCACGTCCTATCCAATGGAGAACAATTCCGCGTCAACATCGCACGTGGCTTAGCTGAACATCCCGATATCCTCTGCTTTGATGAATTTACTTCCGTAGTAGATAGACAAATCGCTAAAATAGGCTCAGCCGCTATCGCTAAAGCAGTAAGACGCCGTAATCAACAATTCGTCGCAATCTCTTGCCATTACGATATCCTAGAATGGCTTCAACCTGATTGGGTATGGGATCCTTCCACCGCTAAATTTGCGCGAGATTGTCTTCAACGACCCCAAATCGCTCTCTCTGTTAAACCCGTACACCGCAACCTCTGGAATACTTTCTCCAAATATCATTATCTAAGCCATAATATCCATAAAGGTGCAAAATGTTTCGCCGCCTTCTACAACAATCGCCCCGTAGCTTTCACTGCCGTCCTTCACCTCATGCATCCCACTGGCACCATGTGGAAAGAACATCGCACCGTTTGCCTCCCTGATTTTCAAGGCGTAGGTATCGGTAATAGCCTCTCTAATTACGTTGCCTCCGCTTTCCACGGCTTCCTCGGCAGAAATTACACCTCCGTTACTGCTAACCCCGCAATGGTTGCCTATCGCGCTAAATCCCCCCTCTGGAAAATGACCCGTAAACCTAAACTTAACCCTAACGCCAGAGCTAGAGGCAAAAAACCTGGACGCAATGGTGCTCAAGTCCTTCGTAAATCTTTCACAACTGACAGACTTACCGCTTCCTTTAAATATGTCGGCCCTAAAAATTCCGACGCTACTCTCTCTTTAGGATTGAATTAAAATGCCCGCTTCTGAAGACTATCAAGCCGAAGTTGAACAAAGAGTTAATCGCGTCGCCAGGCTCATAGCCAATGGTGGTAGGCGATCTGACGTACTCCAAATGTGCGCGGAAAAATGGGGACTAAAAGATCGCCAGGCTGATCTCTATCTCGAACGGGCACGTAAGAAGTTAAAAGCTGATTTTGAAATTGATCGGCCACAAATGCTTGCGGATTTATTAGCCCAACTGTCTACCATACAAATGGAGGCCCGGCGTTCTGGCAATCTCAACATTGCCTTAGGAGCTGTTAATACGGCAGCCAAACTCACCCAGCTTTGTTCCTGATGCCACTTGAATTACGATCTGTCGATGACGGCCATATGTATGAAGTATGCCTAGAGGAAGGAGGAGTTAGGAAATGTACGTTTGTCTCAAGTATGCATTTAGTGGATTCTAAAGAAAAGCAACTTAGGGCCGCAATTCGTAGAGAATCCTTTAACGCCTTAATTGAGAATGCCGCTAGTAATTGTCCTCCTTTATGAGTATCCTAAATCTGTGTAATGCTGGCTCAGTCTTAGAGAAACCTGTTCCTTCTATCGGTGAAAATAATCCCGTCGCCGAACAGACATTGCGCGAACAAATTCTAAAAGATTGTTTACCAGCGCAGAGGGAATTTCTCGAAGATGAAGAACATAGAATGCTTTCTTACATTGGAGGATTTGGCTCGGGGAAGTCCTGGGCCTTGGCAGCAAAACTAATCTTCCTTGGTCTAAGGAACCCTGGAACCACAATGATGGCCTGTGAGCCAACATTTGTCATGGTTAGACAGGTATTAATGCCAGCTTTGGATAACGCCTTTGATCAGTGGAACATTGAATACAGTTTCAGAGCCAGTCCAACGCCTGAATATACGTTGATGCTACCCACCGGGCAGGTCAACATCCTTTGTATGTCTGCAGAGAATTACCAGCGAATTCGTGGTCAGAACATTTCCGCTGCGGTATGGGATGAAGCGGATACATCACCAGTAGAAACAGCGCAAAAGGCTAGTGAGATGTTATTGGCAAGGATGCGGGCCGGTGAGTTTAACCAACTTGCTATTGCATCCACACCTGAAGGATACAAATTTTGCTTCAGATCCTTCGTTGAAAACGATGGCCCTGATAAGCGGTTGATTCGCGTTCAAACGCAGGATAACCCTTACCTGCCTGAGGATTTTATACCGAGCCTTGAAAGGAATTACCCTAAACAATTAATTGCAGCTTATCTCCGAGGAGAATTTACTAACCTCGCAAGTTGTGCGTTATATCCTGAATTTGATCGGAGTCAGCATTACACTGATGCTGTTGCCACAAATACCGACACTGTTCACATCGGGATTGATCTCAATGTTGGATGTTGTTTAACACAACATATGATCCGGCGCGGTGATGAGTTTCACTTTTTCAATGAAGCTGTGTTCAGAGATACGCAGCAGATAGCTGTAGGTTTAAAAGAAATGTATCCTGAACATTTCCGCCGTGGTCAGCTGGTCTTAATTCCTGATGCAGCATCAAGGCAACGGTCTACAGCTGCGGCCCAGGAATCCGATTTGGGGATCTTAAAGCGGGAAGGACATCAGGTCAAAGTTCAGACCACCAATCCTTTGATCGCTGATAGGATTAATGCCGTCAATAGTTTGATAGAACAAGGACGGCTTCGTGTCAGTAACAAGTGTACGAACCTGATCAGAACATTGGAACAGCATTCGTATGATGATTCTGGGCGACCTTTAAAAGGAGGAACTGGTGTCGAAGATCTGAGCCATGCAGGCGACGCGATGGGATATGCGATTTATAGATATGCAGCAATTAGGAGCTATAAAGTAGGATCGGGCAAAAGCCGTATGGCTTCAATTTATTAACGGCTTATTTCTCATCTATCTCTCATGTCGAACGCAGAACGATTCACTTACATGCTCGACGATATTATTGCCGAACAGGCACAAATGCGTCATAACGAGCGTGAAATGTTCCAGAGAATTAACGTCTTAGAACAACGGATGGCACAGGTGGTTGTTATCGCTATATTAAGCTCACTTTGTTTGCCGATAGTTGTTGAGAGTTTACTTCGTTAAATGTCACCTAAACAAATGAACGGTCGTATCCCCATCCTTCCTACCGTACACATATCCAAGCCGCCAACAATAAAATCGTTGGAGAGTATAAGGCTGCCGGGTTATGATGAAATTAGCCAAGTTATTGAGATGGCAAAAGATTCAACCCAAGGATTAGATGCTGCAAGAAGGATCTTAACCCAGTTAGCACATAAGGCATTAAAAATACCAGCAGCTGGAGAGTATTATAAACTTTACCAACTTGCACTAGAGGATATCGGCGAAACGTTTGATCACATTCACGAATCGCGAGAACTTTCTGAACGCGTTTGACGTAAATGTCACCTGGATAGCTGAACCCCCGCGCCGCGCAAACGTCGATTTAATGATATTATAGTTAGGTCGGAAACGACGCGTTCCCAATTCCCAGTATTCAGATTGGAGATGATCCAACGGCCTGGGTGGATAACCGGATTCGCGAGACGCTCCGGCGCAGAACTCGAAAATTAATTCCCGCAACGACACAGATTTTCAGGGGGCTTTAATGTCCCGCTTGAGCCTGGAACCGATGGCTCGCGGGGCAAATTATTTCCGCCCTCTAAATCATGTTTACTGCACTCACTCCTTTAGTAGCAGGCATCGAGCTTGTTACTGAATTACTATCCGTCGCTGTTCTTCTGATGGCGCTGGATAAGTTGGCAACAGCAATCCGTTGGACTTACGCCGCTGGCAAGTTCACCGGGCGCCTCTGGTTCATATACGGCCTACCGTTATTTCTCCTAATCGCTGATGGTATTAGTTCCATTTGGTCCCGTATCGATTGGGTAGAAGTAGCAACCGAGGTTCGAGAGATCGCTGTCGTAACAACGACTTCAGCCATTACCATCGCGACGTTAATCCGCGATTGGCATGCTAAATGGATCGGCACCGTTGATTGGTCGCTTCCAACTCCACCAGCGCCACCAGCAATTAATCCATTGCTCGATATCGCTCTTTCCATGGAACAGTTCACCTGCAAAGAGATCCGTAATCAATTCGGTCTTAAGCAAAAAGCTCGTAAGTCCAAGCTGATCGCGATCGCGATGGCTGGCTAATTTACCTACCCCCTGAAAATCCCTTACCGCCTTCCGTTAATCATGGATTCATATACCTTTTGTTGATGCAATATGGTGGCATGCATTCTTATGGCTAACCGTCTTAACTCCTTCGCGTCTTCAATCTTGGCGACCAATCTCTCAAAAACCGCCAAATTGAACTCTGACGCCAAGCGGTAACGGTCAGCCTGCATTGTGCGGCATCCATGCTCCTTTCTCATTTACCATAGTCATTGCAGAATAGAATGACCTTTAAAGTTCACGCGCAATAAATGACCAGCTCCTATTACGAAGATCAGAATTTGGTCCCATATCCGGTCCCTGGCGTTCTGGATCTGCCTGAGTCGCAGTCCTCCTTGGAACCCGAAAACCTGGAATATGACGTTGTAGGAAACGATCCGGCATGGATTTCTGGTCCGGTATTGGAGATGAGCCGTGACTGGAACGCTATTGAAGCCGTTATAGGCGGTACGCAATATCTGCGTGACCATTATGAAATCCTGTTACCGCAAGAGCCGCGTGAGGATCCAGAGGCTCATTTGAGGCGGGTGTATCACGCCGTCATGTCTCCGTTTACCGTTCGTATTGCAGAGCAAGCGGCATCCCTCATTCTGCGTAAACAAATCCAGCTAACCTCTCGCGAACAAGATGCTGAGGTGGATCCCTATTGGGAGGAATGGAAGGAGAACGTTGACGGCCTGGGGGCAGATTTAGATACCTATGCTCGCAGAGTCGTTATTAGCTCATTGCTTTTCGGTCATGCCGCTACTTTGGTTGATTATCCCAATGCTGGCGATATTCCGAACTTACAGGCTGAACGTGAACTAAACTTACGTCCTTATTTCATCCATATTGATGCCAAACAAATCCTTGGATTTAGGCGGTTAAACGAGATATATCCTAGCCAACCAATCTCTCAAATTCGTATTAACGAGTTAGTCTCTGAAGCTGAGGGTGCTTTTGGTGATCGCATTCTGCGTCAAATCCGGGTATTAGAGAAAGGGAAGTATTGCATTTACCGTAGACGTTTCAATAGCGATAATGGACGTCCATTAGATCGTAATAACACCGAAGAGGATTCAGGTGGGTGGGTAAGGTATGCCGAAGGTACAACCAGCCTGGATACAATCCCCCTCGCAATTACTTATTCAAACAAAATCGGTGAACTGATCAGCAAGCCACCGCTTCTGCCTATCGCGCATTTGAACATTCTTCATACCCAACGTAGTGCAGATTTAAGCCATAGTCTTCACGTCGCCAGTCAGCCGGTATTGGTGCTGAAAGGCTGGACGGACACTGAAAGTACCATTGGTTTATCTGTTAACAAGGCCATATTGATTCCGCCTGATGGCGATGCGTTTTACGTTGAACCTGCTTCATCAGCATTCGAGGCGCAGCAGTCGTTTATTACGCAATTGGAAGAGCAGATGAGTAGCCTTGGTATTTCTACCTTGTTCTCCCAGAAAATGGGAAGCGAAACCGCAGCGAGTAAGAGATTAAGCCGTACCGATTCTGATTCATTATTGTCAATTGTTTCTAAGAATCTTGAATCCAGTCTCCAATTAGCGTTCGATTACGCGGCTGAATATGTTGGCATTGAAAGTCCTCTGGTTCAAATTAGTCGTGACTTTGATCTGCAGCAGTTAGACGGTAATCAGACCAATTCTTACCTCCAAATGTGGATGAACGGTGCGATATCACAGGAACTTCTCCTGCAAATGCTCAAGGAGGGAGAGGTTCTGCCAAGTGTTGACATTAATGAAGAGATCGAAAAGGTCGAGAACGAAAAGGATCAAGCGATGGGCCTTTTACCGGAAGATTATTCGCCTGCTGAAGAAGATCGCAATATGGTTGATTCTGTTGGCGATGTAGAACGTCAACAGATGCGCAGGGAAATCAAGGAAAAATTACCTTAAATAAACTTGCGCTAATTTATTAGCAGTTCTCTGTTTGCTATGGACATCCTTTCAAACCCCGTTTTCTGGATCGTGGTAACTGCTGCGTCAGAAATTATCGGCATGAACCCCAAATGGAAGAGTAATTCAGTTCTTCAGATGGCGCTTGGTTTGCTGATGAGGCTAAAACCAAAAAATCTGCCCAAATAGAATGCAAGGGATCATTCTCCTTTTGACCAATGGCTGCTCGCAAGAAACAAGGCTATAACTCACGCCTGGACGAATCCCTCGGGGCTCGTAACGGTAAAAAGAGCCAAAGCCTCAAATCTCGAAGGGATGAGAGCAAAGGTACGGAGAAGGCTGCCGGAAAGAGATCCTATTCCGGCAATAAATCCAGTGCTCAGGGCAGCCGTAAGAAGAAAAAGTAACCCGGTTAAACTGGCAGTACCTGTTCCTTTCAACTTCCAATGTCATTCACCGAAGTATTCCACCAGATAACAGGTAATGCCAGAGTTGCTGGAAGGAACATTTCTTATGTCAGAAAATTCACTAAACGTGGTGGAATTTTGGATGGCCATATGGGAATCCATATTGGTCTTATCTATAACAGCGATATTTATTTGTATCAGAATGATGAGCCGGTCTCGGGGCTGAACATCGTTCCTGATGCTCAGGCTATTTATGACGCCTTTTTTGCTCAGTCAATGTCTGAGGTTGTTCCCGGCCTGCTTCTAGCCAATCCTCAGGCGATTGGTGAGCTGGATTACGACGATACGAAACTAAGAGCAACCGTTATTGGTGCTGGCGGATCCTGGGAGTTTGTTGCAGATCCTTCCGTTAGCGCCGAAACGGAGATTTCTGAAAGGGTATGGGCGATTCCAGAGGCAGCCTTTGGCGATTTCCGTAGTCTTGCATTACAACGCCTTTCGACTCTGCCCAGTGGCGTTCAGGCTTCTTCTTATATCGCTTTTGCTGGTTCTGATGATTACATCAACTTTACAGCAGGAAATACAGCTGCTGGTTATTTGGATTGGTCAAAAGATTGGACTCTTGGCATTACGCTGGTCGGCTATCCGCAATATGCCGATAATAAGTATCAGTGCCTATTCGCCAGTGGAAATAATGTTTTGATGATCCGTAGAGGTGGCACCAACCAAGCTCTCTATATCGCGTCAAACAACACGGGCTATGCCTCCCAAGGGATTAACACCTGGGCGCCCATCAACGATGGTGACCGCCTTCAGTTTGAGTACACCACATCAAATAACCATCTGAAGTACTTCAAAGGACAGCCAGGAGCCGCCCCGCAATTGGTTGGTATTTTGACTGTCAATGCAACCAACCTGGCGGCTAACGATCCCGGCGATGATTTCGCAATCGGCAGAGGTAATGGTCTGACGAATTATCAGGAGCTACTGCATTGGGATGGTGGTCTAAACAATTTCATCGGCATGGATGGCCCAATGGGCACCACTGATCGTCTGAGTTACTTCCAATCCGTTGGCGAAGCTTATGACGAGCAGACATGGTATCCAGATCTGACCAGCTGGGCCAAATTAGGAGAAGACACCTATCCGAATGTGGTCGACACCAAAGGAGCCCTGACAGGCGGGGAGCTAATTAACGGTACAGAGGAGGACTTTGTTCCGATTGAAACTCCTGCTCCATAAGGTTATTGGTCGTCGGGGAGAGATTCGGCGGCCTTAACAGGTGCCTCAGCGGAAACTGGGGCCACTTTTTCTGATTTTTTACGTCCACGTTTGGGCTTAGCTGTTTCTTTGACTGGGACATCAATGTCAGGAATTTGAACCGGCGTTTCGATAGCATGACCGCCTATGACCGTTCTAACGATTTTGCTTGCCATTAAGAGGATTTACGCTACCTAAAGTTTAGACATGAATGCTAAGCAGCTAGAGATTTTCATTCGCGAAGCATTTCAGGCGGAACGATGGGCATCTGAAATTATGGAGGAGGTAAGTCCTGCTTTTGTTCAGGCGATGGCAGAAGTTCGGCGAATTGTTGGACAGCTGCCGGAGGAAAGTTTATTACGAGATATGGAATGGCGTCGACGGTATTTGCCGTTAGTAGAGGATGCAATTCAGCCGTTTAATGATGCCTTAGCTGAAGCCGTAGTTCAGAAAATGGTGGCAGCGGGGCCTGGATTGGAGGTCGAGGCGTTAAATGGACTTCGTGCGGTTGGGCTAAGTCCTGCGAGGTTAGGCGGTCCATTGTCTGACTTTACGCGGATGGCATTGGAATCAGAGGTGGTGCAAGGCACCAGTTTGACCAGGCTGTTTGGCTATGGCCCAGACAGGAAACCACAAACCACTCCACCGTTTACCAAATCCAACATCCGCGTTATCAATCAAAAGGTGGCGACTGGGATTATGAACGGTACGTCAACAGAGGAGATAGCGAATCAAATTGCGCGTGAGGTTCCAGCACCTGGGCGTCGGCGTCTGCGCATCAACGAGAAGGGCACAGTGGCGCATGAGGTTAATGCCTGGGCTCGAACTATTGCCCGTACCGGTATTCAGGATATGAATCGGCAGGTACACGAGCAGGTATGGGACGCAAATGAAGTTACAGGAGATGAATGGGGATATGAATGGGTATCAGCGTTAGATCCTCGTGTTTGCCCGATCTGCGCACCGATGGACGGGAAAGTAAGAGATAAGCGAAGTGATTTTCCAGAATGGCCTGCACATTTTAATTGTCGCTGTCAGGTTGTATTGATTAATAAGGACGAACGAGAAGATGTACGTTATGGAACTCAAGTAAAGAAAGAGGAGTTTACTTATAAGGGCACTCCAATTAGCGAGCTAACAGGTTCAGAGCGAAAAGAAGCATTAAGTTCAGGATTTTATGCGAGCAAAGTAAAAGTCAAAGGCAGACGTTTAAATCGGAAAATTAAAGAGTTTAATGCCGCGCCTGGGCAGCGTCGCGTGACCTATGGAGACTATTTAGCGGAATCCAATAACGAGACACAAGCTGCGTTTTTTGGTGGCGGGAAAGGAGGAGCAAAACGAGCGGCTGATTTTCGTGCATGGATGAATGCTGGAAAAACGCCGATGCAAGCGATGCAGAAAACCATTATCAATATGCCTGGCACAACTGGAGCACTGAAGGACATCAATCCTCGAACGGTCAGATTCCGTCCGTTAAAGGATCTGAAGGTACCGGCGAAGAGCGTACCGGTGTCAGCACCAAGGCGGGCAACGTCAGTACCAATCCCGGCCACGAGCGTACCGGTGTCAGCTCCAAGGTCTCCAGAACCAGCAGCTCCAGCGACCGCCATCAAGGTTGCAAAGGAAGCCGAACAGAAAGCCCTTGCAAAGCTTTCCACTCAAATGGGTACGGCTGAACTTGATGAAGCATTAAAAGCTGTCAATACCAAGGTTGTCGCGAAACCGAGCAGACCACCAGCGACCGATATCAGAGGTATTAATCCTGTCGAAATCTTCTGGGATAGCAAGGATAGCCTTGGCCGTGGAGCTTTTGGCGAGGCGCGTCTAACACCCGAAGGTGTTGTTAAACGAGGTTGGCTATCAAAACAGGAATTAAAAATTACGGAGAGATTAAACGATACAGGTGTTACGCCTCGTCTACTTGGTTCGGCCTATGAAGGAGATTGGAAACCGAAATTATTCCCTGGAATGAACGTTCGCCGGGGCTACATGTTACTGGAGAAGGCTCCTGGCGAATCGATGCAAAAATTGATTCAATACGCTGGTGGTTTGACAGATAAGCAGGCAAATAATGCGTTTGAATCTTTAATGAAGGCTCGTAAGAAGGTTCATCTGGCGGGTGTATCGCATCAGGATATGCACCCTGGCAACATTATGTATGACCTAAAAAGTGAAAAGCTAACGATTTTAGATTTTGGGTTATCGCGATTAGATTCAAGGGCGGCATTGGTTGAAGCCCTTGGCGTTATGCAATCTCCTATTGGAGTTGTAGGCGACTTCCAATCTAAAGCCCTGTTTACCTATTTAAATCGAACAGGGGCTGTCAAGAAATCAGAAACATGGAAGCGATTTAAGCAGAATAGGAAAACCGTCATTGACAAGCTTCAGGCCGAAGGTGCTGGTGATCTCGTTAACGCCAGTATTAGAGCACCATTGCCGAAAAGTGCAACATCGAACCTTTCGACCAAAAGGGCGTTAGAATTGCTGAAAGAATTGTATGAAGGAATTTAATGAGCAATTATGTAGAGCTAATGCAACTCAGAAAATTAGCCTTGATGACATGGGATGAGGAAACAGCGAAGGAATTGATGGATGCAGCGGAAGGATTGATCAAAGAGGGTGTGGTTACCGAGAAAGAATTGCTTGCAGCGTCATACCTTTAAAAATTCAATCTGAGGTGGTTATATTGTTGGTTAGATCCTGTGGGTCTTCAATTCTCTATTTTCCTGTATGTCCGACGCAAACGAGTTGAGCCCCGTGGGCGACAATACTCAGCAGCCCGTGGCTGTCGCGCCTAATGATCCCCGTGATATTGAACTAGAACGATTGCGAGCGCATAATCAGCAACTCGCATCGGAACAGTCTAAATATCGTGAGGAAAGGCGTTTAGCTGAAGAACGTGCAACAGCCGCAGAACAACAATTGAAAAGTGTGCCAAAACTGGGTAGCTCCCAGGCATTGGATGCAGATCAACTGGCGCGGTTGAACAGCTATGACGAACTGCAAAAACGAGTTTCAGGGCTGGAAACAGAACTGAAAACCCGTGATGAACAGGTTCGATCAGAACGGATTAAAAGTGCAGCCCTTAGCGCCTTCAATCAAGGCGGCGCAATCAATGGAATGCACCTTTATGAAGCTAGGAAGAATGATTTAGTCCTTCGCGATGATGGATCGGTTGTGGGCCTCGATGGGGGCGTCGAGCGGCCACTCGATCAGTTTGTCGAAGGGTTAAAAGCTCCAGGCAGTGCCTGGGCGTATCAATTCCAAGCATCCGGCGCTAGAGGAAGTGGAGCAGTTGGTTCACAACCCACGTCAACAGATGGGATTCCGAATCCCTATTTGACGGGGAATTTTGCCCAGGCCGTAGCTCTTGAATCAGGTACGCCAGAGGAACAAGCCCTGGCGGCCAGATTTAAGGCTGAGGCAGGCAAGAAATAGGCCCGTGGCCATTTTGTTTAACCCTTACCTTTTCTTCTAATGGGCGTCTTTCAAGGCAACGCCGGAACCTCTCCGAACCAATCGGTTTTTACCAGTGACATTGGGTCGCTGACAAGGCTGGCAACTTCTGCCCCGTTTCAGAAATATCTGATCGAGGAAATTTTCCAGAAGTCTGCTTTCGTGCAATCAGGTGTCCTTTCGCCTGAAAGCCGTTTGAGCAACACGATCGGAACACGTATTGAAGTTCCTTTCTTTGATCCTCTGGATTACACCGAGGAAACGGTGGCTAGCTCCAACGATTGGGGCACAAATGGCGCTGGTTTCTATACAACCCAGAAAACCACTGCTAGTACGCAGTACGCCACCATTACTAACCGTGGCGCGGCATTCGCCATGGACGATCTCTCACAGGTGCAAACCGGTGAGGATGCGTTGAATGCAATCCGTAGCCAATTGTCTACGGACATGGCGCGGAAAATGGAGCAGAAGCTCCTATTCATGCTCCAAGGGATCCTTGGTCCTGCGGGTCCATTGGCTGCTACTAACAGCCTCGATGTATCCGGCACTGATGCCGGTGCATTGACTGAAGCGAATTACCTGACTGCACAGAACGTTGTTGCGGCCAAGTATCTGCTTTCAGAGCGGGCCAATGATCTGAACGCCATTGCGATGCACCCTCTGTGTGCTGCGTATTTGGAGCAGATCGGGATGCTGACTTTCTCCACTGATTCTCTCGTTTCGGGTGGCAACATCCAATGGGGCGGCGGTGGCGTTGGTGTTACCAACACCCAGATTGGCTGGTTTGCTGGCCTTCGTGTTGTCGTTGACTCTCAGATGCCTGTTCGTGGCACTGCCGGTCAGGCGCAACAATTCGTTTCGTATCTGTTTAATGACGGGGCTGTAAAGACCGGTCAACAGTTCGCAATGAAGATCGAAAGCGAGCGCAACATCCTGAGTTTGCAGGACATCATGGCTGTTACTTATAACAACGTGATGCACATTCCAGGCATCTCCTGGGCTGGCTCTTTTGATGGTCCTACCAATGCTCAATTGGCAGAACCTACAAACTGGAGCCTTGCGTATTCAGTTCCTCAGCTTTGCGGTGTTGTTGAATTGGTGACCAACTCACCATTCGGCGGTACAGTTTAAGAGTGGGAAGAGGGAGGGGATTAGTTACCCCCTCCTTTTTTTTGTCCATTATTTTCAGCAGTAATAGAATGGTCTAACTGGCTAAATCTGATGGTCGGCCTTGTGCGAATGGACTTCTACAAAAACGGAGTTCTAAAAGTCGTTCACCTCCCCACAGATGAGGCGAAACGGGAGCACAAACGTCGATTGGAAGAAGGCTGGGTTCTTGCGTTCAGCGTTCCTGTATGACCTTCAATTCTGTCTTGGGCGGCAGTGACGCCACCTCGTATATTTCCGTTGCAACAGCAGATGCAATATGGGCTAATACGTTGAATGATGTTGCTTGGTCGGCATTAACCGAAACGGAGAAACAGCAATCCTTGATGGCTTCTACCAATGCGTTAGAAGCGTTGCGTTTTTCTGGTGTGCGTTGTTCGCCATCGACTGATGATGCGAACCTGCAACAAGCTCTGCAATGGCCTCGCAATGGCTACATGTGCAAAGGGATCCAGGCGACCTGTGGATTTATTCCACGGCAGGTAGAGGAGGCATGTGCGTATCTGGCGCTGAACCTCTATAACGATCCAAATGCGATCATCCCTGGGGTGCCGACACCGACTCCACAACGTGGCGCCGTACAGAAGCAGAAATTAGGCGATTTGGAGCAGACGTATTTTGCGCCGTCTGACGTAGGGACGAAGATCGGGGTTAGTGCTCCTATCGTGTTACAAAAGTTCCCTTGGCTGGTGGATGTCCTGTCGTGTTGGCTGGACGGCAACTACGGTCAAAGTGGGATTATCAATCGCGTGAGGTCTTGATGGCTCCTTTTAAAAGCGAAAAACAAAAGCGTTACCTGTTCGCCAACGAGCCGGAGATCGCTAACAGATGGGCGTCAAAATATGGAACGAAGCCCAAACCAAAGGCTAAACCCAAGTCAGCCAAGAAGAAGAAAAAATGAGCATCCCTGATCCCAATCCGTACCCACCTCAAACAGAACGTGAGTACATGATTTGCGCCAGTTCCTTCTGGTGGTGCGGTGGCATCGGAGAGTTGGCGAGGCGGTGGCAGATCAGTGTGCCTGAATTGCGACGTATTCTCCAAGGGCCATATGGACCGGGCTCCTACAATGGCTAAAAAGGGAGGCTAACGAATGAATATTGATGCCGAATTTTTGCCCATTGCGGTGGAATTAATTCAGGAAGTATTTCCTACTTCGATTGTTTATCATCGGACTGATGGTAAGAATTACGATCCAGCCACTGGAGATGTTGTCGATACAATTACCGATTATGCAATCAGTGCTGGCGTATTAAAACGTGGTCGCACAGAAACCGGCGGTATCGGGGAGACTTATAGTTTATATGTTTGGCTAGACCATAGCGCAACAGGTTTGCCTCATTTACCTACCACTTCTGATTCTATTACTTACGATTCAACAAAATGGAAGGTAACTGATGTTGATCCAACATATTCAAGCAAGCAGTTGATTGCATCAAAAATCACAGCGAGGAACCAGTAATGGCACAAAGTTACGCCGAATTTTTGGGAGTAGAAGTGGTCGAAGAAGTCGAAAAAGCGATGAATCGGGCCTTAGTTAATTTCTTATTTAATACGCAGAGCGATCTAAGCAAAGCCGCACCAGTAGATACTGGACGATTGGCATCAGGATTTGTTTTAGGGAAGGATACACCTAATCGTGAAGTTGAGCCTGAGAGGGAACAAAAAGGAGAGGTAACGCTTACCAGGCAATACAATAAGAGTGAAATAACGATGGATTCAGACTGGTATATTTCCAACAATGTACCCTATGCACGAAGGGTGGCCTATGATCCTATATACGGCAAAGGCGGTAGAGTTGGCTCGGCAGCTTGGTACACAACAATTGAAAACAATTTGCAGAGAAAGGCTAACGAAGCCTTTACTAGACAATTGAAAAAAGTTAAATGAGCAGCCTTGCTTTAATTCGGAGCTACATTGAAACCCGTGTTGCGGCAGCCTTCCCTGGCATCACGATTGTCTATGAAAACGTTCAGGAGACGCCACCACCAGTTCCTTATGTAATTTGTCTGATCGGGTATCCATCAACGACTGAACCAGTCCTGTGTCAAACAGAGTCAATGGTGGAACAGTTAAGAGGAAACCTCCAGCTCAGTTGCTATGCCGATCGTGGACAGGGCATGAAAGCATTGGAGGCAATGGGTGTTTCAGCGATAGCGCTAATGAATAACATGTATGAATGGGACAGCCCGGTCAGAGTTCGTTGCGGCCAAGTCCTCGGTCCAACGTCTGTTTTAGGTGGAGCAGAGCCCTATGCCGTGGTTACGATCAGCTGTCCTTTTAACGCTTTGGTCTGAAGCAATAGACTGAATTTGTCTTTGCCCCCAAAGACGACGCCCCCGTTGTTCTTTATTTGGTGGCCTAAATGCCTGTCGCATGTTCCACTAGCACCCTAACGGGTAGCTCTGGTGCGGTTTATTTCACTCCGGCAGCAACCCGGTTTTGTTTGTTAGCTGCTGATTTCAGCTCGGTTGATAATGACATCACCGTTGGTTCTAACAACGATTATCGCGTTGGCGATCCAGTTGTGTTTTCGGTCGAAGGCACAGCAACGCTGGATACCGGTTTGACTGCCGGTCAAAGCTATGTAATTGAGACTGTCGCAGGCGACAAAATCACGTTGGTCGGCGTGACAATTGCAGGCGATGGCAGTGACGGTACTGGTCATGTCGTCATTGAGTTTGATCCTCCTCAAGCGATTTGCGAATGCCGGGAGTTCACGGTTGATTATTCCCGTGAGCAACTTGACGTCACGACTCTTCCCTGTGGCGTGAGTGCTTCTGCCGGTGGCCAAAAGTACGCCTCTACCAAGAGGATGCAACCTGGATACGCAGAAATTACAGGGACCATGACTCTGTACATCACCTCAAGCGATTCAGCGATTTCAACCCGTTTGATGGAGAGCATTCACCTGAACAATCAGGATGGTGCCAAGGTCAAACTCTATGTTGACGCGGTTTCTGACGGCGCCACTCCACCATTGCCTGACGATTCAGCATCCCGTCTGATCGCCGGATCTGTGACCTTCTCAGATTTCAACACTGGTGTTAACCCTGATGATCCCACCCAGGCCGAGGTTACGTTCAACATGTTTGATCTAACCCACTGGATCGGCGTTGCTATCCCTTAGCGACAAATCTGTCAAATCGGGATTAGAAGCCTCTGTTAATTCAGGGGCTTTTTTTTGCTATTGTGATTCTGTAGCAGGTTTAATTTATGAGAGCGATTGAACGATTGATGAAGATTGCGGGCACTGACCGCAAGATTCGCAAGTCAGTAGACATCAAAGGCGAGGATTTTAGCTTTTGGATGAAACCTCTTACGATCGCCGAACAGCAGTCTGCACAAAGGCAGGCAAAATCAGATGACGCAAACGATTTTGCGATCCAACTGCTGATCAAAAAGGCATTGGATGACAACGGTCAGCCGATGTTCCAGGCTGACGCTGGACCGATGCTAAAGAATGCGATTGAAAAGGCAGAAGTTGAAAAGCTATTACTGGCTCTGATTCAGGAGGAAGACGAGGAGGAGGCTGAGCCCTTGGACATGAAAAGCCTTAAAGGCACAGCTAAAGAAGGAAAATAATCTTCTAGCCGAAATGCACATCTGTAAGGAGCTTGGCCTCACGTTGGGTCAGCTCCGGCGGGAAATGACCATGGCAGAGGTTTGGTTGTGGATGACGTATTTTGGTCTGATGAATGACGAGCAAGAAGCTCAAATGAAGAAGGCAAACCGACGCCGATAGAATAGAGCTATTGGCGTTTTTGGTTCTGTAATGGCTACGGCACCTCTTGACCTAAAGATAGCGGTTGTTGGCGTTAATAAGCTTGACAAACTCGTCAAGCGCATGGATGTGCTTGAGAAGGAGGTCGAACGTTTAAACAAGACGCTGCCCAGGGCGGCCAATAATATCAAAAAGGTAGGAACTTCTTCTGCTACTGCGGCAAGACAAACATCTACATTTGCCAAAGCGGTTAGAGGCTTAGGCGCAGCATTTGCCACAATCCAATTAGGTGCTGGATTTAATGAGGCTATTAGGGATGCTCGTGCGTTACAACTTGCCGAGCGAAGGATCAACTTATTAACAAAGGAGTATAGCCAATTTAATGGGGTTCAAAAAGAAGCGGAAAGGTTGGCAGCAAAGTTTGAAGTAAGCGTTGCCGATAGCTCCAAAGCTCTGTTCAGTCTTGGATCCAGACTAGGAGCACAGGGGGCAACATTAACCGATATTGTCTCTGTTTACGAAGGCTTAAATTCAGCGTTAATCGTTACAGGCCGAAGTGCGTCAGAAGCAGCGGCAGTAAGTTATCAGCTAGCCCAGGCGTTAGGTAGCGGGAAATTAACAGGGGATGAACTTAGGACAGTTTCTGAAGCATTGCCTGAACTGTTAAATGAAATAGCGAACCAGGCTGGTAGGAGCACCAAGGAAATTCGTCAAATGGCGAAGGATGGGTTGTTAACTACCGAAGTAATTATCAAAGCCACCGCTGCGTTAAGAGATAAATACAGCAAAGCTGTAGCAGAGAGTATCACGGTTAATCAGAAGTTTCAAAACGCAATACAAGGAGTATCGGAAAGGATAGGCGAGAGTTTATTGCCTGTTATTGATCCACTGCAGGAAACACTAACCAAACTTTTAGTAACTGTCATTGAATTGCCTGATCCTATAATTGCGATCGGTACTGCGGCTGTAACAGCGGCGGCAGGTATTTTAGCCCTTCAAGGGGCATTGTTACTGCTTGGGCTGCCCGGAATTATTGCGTTATTTGGAAAATTAGCGGCCGCATTGGCGGCATTCTCTGGAGTTACTGCGACTGCTGTTACAGGATTTACAGCAGCAGGTGCTGCAATTAAAACCACAACAGTTGCGATAAATGCTCAAACAGTGGCGTTAGGTGCTCTGAAGGGAGCAATGGCCGCCACGCCATGGGTAGCCGCAGCAATCGCAGTTGGAGCTGTTGGTTACGCGACTTATCAGACCATTGATGCCGTCAATGAATTTAACCGAGTTCTTAGGGAATCTCCGATCGCAGAAATTGACAAAAAGATAGAGGAATTAGAAAAGGAAATGGTCAAGGCGGAGAACAAAACGGTCTCTTGGACTGAGCAGTTTATTGATTTCATTTTTGGTGTAGATGGCGCTTCGACGGCGGTAGATGGCCTTGCTAATTCGATCGATCGGCTGAATAAAAGAAAAATTCAACTTACGGATCTGCGGCCAGACCAGGGAGCAGATTTGGATATGGAGGCAATTAAGAGACTTGCAGACATCTATGATCCCATAGTTACAGACAAACCAACACCAACTCCAACTGGCGGTGGTGGAGGTGGATCTGCTCCAAGACCGTCTGATGCTGCTCAATTAAAGCGAGATCTTGATTTAGCGCAGAAATTATTTACGTTAAATAGCGAATCGTTAACAGCTGAACTTAAAAGGAATAAGTTAAGACTCGAAGGTATCCAGGTAACAAAGGTTGAACTCGAAACAGCGAAGGAGATCGCTGATATTAATGCCAGTGATTTATATGACGAAGAAAAATCCCTTCAAATCAAAATCGCTCAGGTAAAACAAGCCGAACGGTTGCTTGCGATTGAGTCAGCCTCGGCGATCGAAGCAAGAGATAAAGCTGAGGCTGAGGCTGAGGCATTCCGTAACACCTTGCGTCCATTACAAGAACAACGTCGCATCCTTGATGCAACATTAAATGGGCGCGGCGAAGAGGAGCGGTTGTTGATTGATATAGAGAACGCTACGAAAGGGTTAGGGGTAGAACAAAAAGCATTGGTTGAGGAGTTAATTAGAGGCAATGCTGAACGCGTAAAAGAAGTGCTCAAATTACAGCAGATTGAAGTCTTTTATGATCAAATCTCGCAAACGATTCAAAATGGCATTGTTGATGGGATTATGGCCGCTATAGACGGTTCCAAGGAATTGTCAGAAGTGTTATCGGGCGTCTTAAGAACTTTGGGACAAATGTTCCTCAAACAAGGCGTAGGAATGGCGTTTAGCGGCTTAGGCTTTGCTGATGGTGGCAGACCACCGATGAATCAAGCGAGTGTCGTTGGAGAAAGAGGGCCTGAGTTATTTGTCCCAGATACCGCAGGGACCGTTCTCCCTAACGAGGCATTTGCTGCTGCTCGTGCGGCCCTGGGCGGCAGTGGTACTAACGATTCTGATGATGCATTCAACGAAAACGTTAGCTCAATAAACAATACGAATACTTATCTACAACAGCAGGCAATTGCGACTGAAAATCAGGGGATAATGAGAAATAGTAGCGGAATGCTAATTCAGACTCAGGTAATCAATAACGTAGAATATGCAACGATTGATCAGGTTGCAGCGGCTTCAGCTGCTAGTGCCAAACAAGCTCGCGCCCAAGTCTTTAGCGATATGAAAAACCGACCAGCAATTCGTCGCCAAGTAGGAGTTAAGTAAATGCTGGCGATTGGGATTTACCTAAAGTTGTTGCTGCCTGACGGAACGGATAGTGGATACAGTTACCAAAATTTCTTTCAAGGTCAAACGCGTAAGTATGAGGGGACCAATTACATGTTTGGTGCGTTTGGATTTAGCGGTGGAACGCTAGACCTCGAAGGCGGCAACATTTCAGCGACAATGATTTTCGCCGTCAATGAATTGTCTGCCGCTGTGTTTGGTCAAGCAGCACGTGATCTGTGGTTGGCTCAGATTCGGACCGTTTGGTTAGAGCCTGACACGTTGAAAGAAACGTCTCAGCACAGCGAAGAGTTATACGCGATTACGGGGATCGGTCATGATAATTCTCAGCTTTCTGTGAGACTTGGTAGCCCGTTAGATGCAGTTCAAGCAAACCTCCCTCGGCGTGTACTTACCACGGCGTTGGTAGGGGAGTTACCTAGCACTGGTTCTATTAACCTGAGCTAATGGATATCACAAAACGCCAGATCGTATTCCTGCCGCAGGATCGGCAGATTATGGAGCTGACGGGAATGACCCCGGCTCAGTACAGGGATTTTTGTTTGTATTGCTATAAGGCAAGCCGTGACATACCAAGCGATGAACCAACGGCTTTTCTGAATTTCCTTGTCCCGTTAGTTATCGGGATTGCATTGAGTTTTGCGGCATCGCTCTTAGCGCCAAAACCGAAGCCAAATGAGCCACCACCGGACCAAAAGAAGGAAGGCGGCCAAAAGTTCGTTACGGGCGACAGAGCCGCGCCTACCAGCGGGTTTGACACGGTTCAGAACGTTGTTGAACTGGGTTCTGTCATTCCAGTGATCTACGCCAATCGGCGGGAGATCGACGGCATTTGGTATGGAGGCGTGAGGGTTAATACCTCCCTTTTGTGGAGTCAGTTGTATTCCATTGGTGGTGGTCAACTGTTACGCGCAATGTTCTCTATTGGAGAGGGGACGTTGCCTAAGCCGAATCCTGAGCAATTTGCGATAGGAAATAATCTGATTAGGAATTTTGATTTAGTTGATAATAATGTTTCCAGGATTAGCTTATATTATGTAGACGGGTCAAGAGAAGACAATCGTATAAAGTCAGCTGATCATATTGCAGGACGATTGCCAAGTAGTGACTTAGGCAATGCTGAAAATGATGGAGCTAGTGATGTATTTCAGGCACAAACAGCGACGGGGTATGCACCAGATTTTTGTTATGTTTCGATTCCATCCAATCAAACCGTTTTTGGGGTTAGTGGATTCATTGGCAATAACATGCCATTCCGTCCCAACGTTCGAGTTAAACCAACTGAAAACTATGATGAGCAACCTCGTGAAATAGACACACAAGGCAAATCAGATCGCGTAAAAGATATTTATCGCTATTTTGGGAGGTGCGGCGTTCATGCTGTTAATGGTGTGCCAACGGCTGAGGAATTAAGAGCATTAAACGTAGGAGACACAATTACATATACGTTGTTTAACGACAGTGATTTTGATGGCTTGTTTCAGTACCAAATCGACGGACCTGACGGTTTTACCGCTACCTCGGACATTGCCAACAGTGTCGCGAGCAGGCAGAACCAATATGACGATCAGATTGCTACGGGAGACAAATATCTGCTAGGGACCGCGCAAGGTATCTGCATTAGCCGGACCGCAGCTCCTTTCAATTCGGAGGTCAATAACATTCCTGTAGGCGGTGGCAATTCAGTTACAGCCGTGTTTGAAGTTACGAAGGCTGGAAGTATTCATACGTGGGTTGAAGCTGATTTACATCCACCATTGGGACCAGAGGATATTGGAGACAATAATTTAGTGGGAAACCTTGTCCCTAAATTCTTCTTAGATGGCGGCACCAATACATCTGTTAATGCTTCAAGGTATAGCCACATAATGAGACTAACTGAGGGATCATTTACCACTGAACGTCAAACCCGTTATGTGGAGGTTGGTCTTAAAAGTAGGGTTAACTTGCAGGTAAGCGGCATTTGTTATTACAGGGGAATTGTTAAAGGTGAAAATGTAAGAACGTTCTCAGATGTTGACGCCGATATGCAAAACGACAACATTTCATATACTAATGGCATTTATACTTCCCCAGAGACTAGGTTAAGCGGATTCAAGGTTAGTTGGAGGCAATCAGCCGCTCTTGAATACACCGAACTTCCGTTCATTTTCGCTGTGCGTTCAATGATGGATACAGCGGTTTATAATTACTTGCGGTTTGAATTTAGCACGGAAGGAACCTATGAATTAAAGCTGACTCCCGTTTCTAGTTACGAAATGAGGAATGATACGTCAATCCCTATTCATGTTTTAGATTACAAGAAAGACAACAGGGTAACAGTTTCCAGCGGCGGAGTAACGGTTATCTTTACGGGTGAAGCAAATGTGGCAAGGGATGCAGATAATTTTGCCATTCCGTCATTAACGACAGTCAATGGCGATCCTATTGTGGATAACGATGGCCCTAATCTTTTCTTTGATGATGAGATTTCAAGCCGCAGCTATTTCAGCGATGCTTTCGCCCGTGCTGCTGAAAAGTTCATGCACGAAGAACTACAAGCGACAACAAATAGCCCTGAACATGAGATCGTTTACGTCAACACTCAATCTTCTAATAATCAAATCCCTGAATATGAAGACCTAGCAGTAGTAGGCATGAATATAAGAAGCAGTAACGAGATCACATCGCTTCAGCAATTCAGCGTTTACTGTGATCAAGGGATCAATTCAACTAACAGCTTCCCTGAAGTGCTGTTGGACATGTTTACGAACAAAAGATATGGCACAGGCAAGATTCTAAACGAACGACAAATCGATTTTCAGAGTTTTGCTGAAATGGCTCAATGGTGTAATGAGCGCCGATACTTCTTCGACGGTATGGTTGACTCTAAAGTCAACATCCGTAGTTGGGGAACTGATACGGCTAAGAATTACTTATTAGATCTTATCGTGAGGAACGGTCGTTTTGCTCTTCAGCCTGTCGCTGATTTTGATCGTTTGCCGGTGGTAAGTGCTCTGTTTACGAGTGGGAACATTATTGAAGAGACGTTTGAATATACAACCGCAGACGAACAGGAAAGGATTCTGCCTAGGGTCTCAGTTCAATGGCGTGAGGAGAAGAGGGACACCCAGGATGGTTTGTTTCCAGTCGTTCGTCAGGTTACTGTTCGTGAGAGTGCGACCCCCGAAGATGCTCCACTGGAGACGATTGACTTATCGGAGTATTGCACTTCTCAAAAACATGCAATCGATGTGGGTAAGTGGAACTGTCGCCAACGTCGTTTTCTAACTCATTCAATTTCGTTTGAAACTACTCCTACGGAAGCGGCGTTAGACATTGGCGCGGTCTTTAAATTAGGCATGGAATCAGTTGCCTACGACCAGCCTCAAAATGGTGCGATTGCATCTGATGGAACCGTTACGTCATGGCCTCCATTGGCTGATGGCAAGTATTCCGTTTTGCTATGGAATGGCGTCTCAGAATCGATTCAAGAAGTCTCGTTAATTATTTCAAACGGCAAAGCCGAAGGTTACCAGAACGCAGTTTTTTGTTTAAAAACAAGTACGCAAAAATCTGAGACTTATAAAACCCAAGCTCTGAGTTATACATCAGATGGAAACATCAGCGTAGAAGCCTCGGTTTATCCAACTAATGATGCAGGCTTTTCTCTGTTAACTGAAGGCTGGGATGATCCCTTAAACTGGGTAATCGACGGCGAGATCTGATGACGGTCGACTTTCCGGCCATAAGCCCAACACAACGGAGTTATACGCCTGGGGAGTATCCAACCAAGCGGTTTACTAGCGTCAGCGGTGCCGGGTCAACGCGGTTATATGGAAGCAAAGCGTTTAATGCCACTCTTAAATTGGAGTTTTTGCAGGATGATGCTGGCACCCAATCCATTTTAAAAAGTTGGCATGAGAGCTACGGCGGGGCAAGGATCCTGTCCTTACCCGCTACCCTTTTTGAAGGTATGAACGGACCAGAGGAAGAAATCCCAAACTATCTCAACTGGCGATGGGAGAGCGTTCCTGTCGTTCAATCATTGTTTCCAGGGCGCTCTAAAATACAGGTAGCCTTAGTTGCAACACTGGACGATTAGATGGCAGTTTTAACAGGCAGCGATGGTCAGCTCCGATACAACGGGAACGTGGTTGGAAAGTGCCGCGAGTGGGCTCTCTCTGTTGCCAAAGATGCGTTAGAGGACACGACCATCGGTAGTTATGATCGAACCTATGTGGAAGGGCTGAGGGGAACTTCTGGAACAGCAACCGTTTTATATGATCCAAGCAACCAAACGGCGGCTGCTTTATTAAACTCAATTTTTGAAAATGATGAGCCCAATGCGAATGTAGGGTTTGTCTTTAACCGTAAAGATGGGACAAGCTTTTATTGCGACGGGTTTGTCACCAGCGTTAGCCAAACTGTTTCAGTAGGAAACGTGCAAGGCGTTTCTGTTGGTTTCCAGGTAACCGGTAAGCCCTCTGGTGGTTTCTAATGGCTGTTTTAGGTGTAGGCGGGCGTCTCTTTTTAAGGCGTGAAGCTCCGAGCCCATGCCTCATCAATGAGTCAGCGATTGACGCGGCCAATAATGTCATCCGCTCAATTTGCGATGGCTACTGGAACGGCGACCACATCAGCGTTGATTGTCTGCCGGTTCCCGATCCCGTTTTTCCTCCTAACCCTGACGGATACGCGAGTTATTACGGCAGCAAGTGGTTCTTGGGGCCAAACCGTACCCAGATCACATCGAATCAGGATGCGTTTTATAAGACAAACCTCGAAGAATATCCTGATGGGCAGTTTGGCGATGACGCGCAGTTTTACTGCCGAACGGGCGATTCCTCCGGCGGCGATGTTATCCCGCCCTGTAAACCAAGAGATTATTGGATTCACATCGATGAATTAGGGCAGGTCAGTTTCTATACAACCCGATGCGCTGCATTGTCTGGTTGCCCCGATGACCGGGTGGAGTTTGACAGCGTTGGCGGTGGTCTAACAATTGCGCCATATGGGCATCTGGAATACTCCAATGCGGTTTGGCAGTGTGTCAAAGCCAAATTTGGAGATTATGAGTTCAGCGATTTCAGGGATAGCGTCACATTGGTAAGTATTTGTGCTGATCCACCGCTGTATCAACAGCCAGTGGCTGGGACCGGGGAGTATGACAATGCCAACCTGTTGCCCCGTGGAGTTAACCAAGGAAAGGCGGCGCCGTTATGGGAGGTGCTTTGCGAGGTTCGCGAATGGAATTTAGAATTAAGTGCGCCTGCTGTAGAAACTACGAGTGTCGCTGAGAAGTTCGGCAATTCTGTCAAAAGCCTTGTAACCGGTGGCGGTTCGACTGAATTTTTCATTGATCGGGCTTGCCGCCCCGAAGGCGAATCAGACGGTTTGGAGCTGATGAAACTCCTATTGATGACTGAAAAAGGAGCTAAGGCCGAGGCCCAGTTCTGGATGATTGATCGTCCAAGCTGTGAGACAACGTGCGGTTTAGTAGCTGGCGATCTCTATTATTCGACGGAAATTTTAGTTACTCAAACCGCTGTCAATCTCAGACCAACGGAGATAGTAGCCGGAACTGCGCAATTCGTTACGACGGGAGAGATTAGACTGGTTGAATCATCGTAAGTCGTTCTAAGCGTGACCGAATTAAATCGAGCCGGTCAACCTGCATCATTGGGGGACATCGACAGCACCCAGCAGGTTTTCCGCAATCAGATCGACGCGCTGACGGATACTGTCAGACAGCTCGGCGGTAAACCTTTTGTAGGCCCTGGGAACGGCTCAGACCCTTTAACTGCCCCGTTCATCCTTTACGTCAACCCTTATATCGGATCAGATACCTACGTTGCGGGAGAATATAACAGCCAGGACGATGGGACATTTGAATCTAAAATGCGGCGAATTTCGCTGCAACAACTTGAGTGCGGTTATGCAGAATCAAGACCGTTTAAAACTATCTCACGGGCAATAATCGAAGCGGGGATCATTACCAGTTATGCCTATTTAAATCTTGATCCGGCACCTTGTGGCGATCTTGTCAGTATTGTGCTTGCGCCTGGTTTAACTATCGCAAATAATGCGCCAGGAGATTTATCAACGCCGGTTTGGGATGACGGCAAAGAGCCGACGTTAGCCGAATTGACAGCGTTTAACTCTACTGA